GGCAAGCTGGGCTTTAGCGCGCTCGAATACATCGGCGGGGGAAAACGCGCCGAGATCGTGCTCGACGGCGGCATCGGGTCCAACATGCCGGCCAATACAACCTTCGGTATTAACACCGATACGTTCCGGCTGCGCTATCACCCCGAGCGCAACTTCGACAAGTTGTTCGACGGTGACGGTCAGATGCCAATCGACAAGGATGCCATCGCCCAGTTTATTGGCTGGATGGGTGAGCTGACCATGACTAACCCGTTGTTTAACTGGAGAATGTACGACAGCAACCCGGCGGCTTAACCCAACCACCCCGAGCTGCCGCGTAACCGGGCCGCCGACGTGTAGGTAGTCGCCTTCCTTCCATGAAGGCGGCCCGGACCAATACAACCTGACATGGAAGGACCGTTTTATGGCTACGCCACGAGATCCCGACGAGCTGCTGGTCGTACTGTTCAAGCACCTCGCCACCCAGAACAACGCCAAGACGCTGCAGGAGGGCCGCCCTGTCTTTGACGACGTTGAAGTGTGCGAGATCCGCGCGCCCGGCAACAAGGACGTCAAGGTGTTTCCGGCCAACGCGTTCTCGCGCTGGCTTGATAACCCCTATACGGGGGAGCAGACCAAGCAGACCTACGCGGAGCGGTTTGCGCACCAGTACCGGCAGTTCAAGGCCAGCGCGACGCAGACCAAGAGCGGCACGCCACTCGACTTCGTGCCGTTCCTGTCCGAAGGCCGCAAGGCCGAGCTGCGCGCCCAGAACGTCTACACGGTCGAGCAGCTCGCAGCGATCGAAGGCGTCGAGCTGAAGAACCTCGGTCCCGGCGGCCGCGACATGAAGAACCAAGCCGTGGAGTTCATCGAGGAAACCAAGACCGCGGCGCCGAACATGCAGATGCTGGCGGAGCTGGAGGCGCTCAAAGCGCGCAACGCCATCCTTGAGGAGGACTTCGAACGCCGCAAGCAGCTCGCCGGCAAGGCCGACGACGATAGCGAGTTCGAGGCGATGACGCTGGATCAACTGCGCGAATACATCACCGTCAATTCGGGGCAGGCGCCGCACGGCTCGCTGAACCGCAAGACGTTGACACGCATGGCAGCGAGCGTGCGGCCGGACAAGGCAGCGTAGCATGACACTCTTGGCGGTGATTAAAGACGTCTGCGCGGTGGTCGGCGTCACCGTGCCGACCAGCGTGACGCTCAACATCACCGCCAACCGCACCATGCAGGAAATGCTCGCGCTGGCCAACGAGATGGCGCAGCGCATCAGTTACGACACCCGCGACTGGACGCTGTTCCGCAAGACCCAGACCTTCACCGGCGACGGCGTCAAGACCGGCTTCCCGCTGCCGGCCGACTACAAGCGCATGCTGCTGACGGCGAACGTCTGGCGCTCGACCAGCGCGTCGTACCCGATGCGGTTCGTGCCCGACACCGACGAGTGGCTGAACCGCCGCGCCCAGAACTGGTTCGACCCCGCCGGCGAGTGGACCATGCTCGGCGGCCAGATGCTGGTCGCGCCGACGATGGATGGCGGCGTTCCGCTGTGGGTTGTCGCTACCCACTACGCTGTTGGCGCGCTGACGCGTGACCCCGCAGGCACGCTGTGGACGAACAAGGTCGATCACACCTCCGGTTCGGGTACGTTCGTCGCGGATCGCGCGGCAAACCCGACCTACTGGGTGCAGACGCCAAACACCACCGCCACCTTCGTCTATCTCGACAAGAATTGCGTGGCGCTGAAGTCGGGCGGTTTTGGCGACAGCTTCACCGATGACGCCGACAGCTTCCGGCTCGATGAACGTCTCCTGAAATTGGGCATGGTGTGGCAGTGGAAAGCCAACAAGGGCACCAGTTACGCCGAGGACATGGGCACCTATAGCGACGCCTTGGCGGTAGCGATGGGCCACGACCAGCCGGCGCCGATTATCGCAGGAAGGCGTCCGATCTCGGCCAACGCCCGCGCCTCTTACCCGTACCCGGCACCGACGCCATGAACCAAGCGACCTACAGGGGCTTTCGCCGCGCGGCCGTTCCGCCGCAGGTGGCGCAGCAGTTGCAGACCGTCACGCTACCGGCACCGACGCGCGGGCTGGTGCTGAACGAGAACGAGAGTTTCATGCAGCCCGGTGGCGCGATCGTGCTCGACAACTGGAAGCCGACCATGAAAGGTCTGGCGATCCGCGGCGGCAGCAAGACGTGGGCGAGCCTGCCGGAGACGACGAGCGTCATCTCGATGTTTCAATACATCAGCGGCATCAACAACCAGTTCATGTTCGCCGGCAACGCCACCAAACTGTACAACGTCACCTCGGCGACGCCGGTGCTGGTCAAGAGCGGCCAGACCTCGGGCAACTACGTTGCGAGCCAGCTGGCGAACCAGTCCGGCGACCACATGCTGGTCTGCAACGAGGGCGGCGACTATGTGATGCACTTCGACGGCACGACGTGGACCACGTTCAATTCGAACCAGATCCACACCGACCCGGCGCTGACGCCGCCGCCGAGCTGCCTGAACGGCCACAACCTGACCTATGTGTGGAAGTACCGCGGCCGCTACTTCTTCATCGAAGGCGGGTCGATGAATGCGTGGTGCTTGCCGGTCAACAGCTTCCAAGGCCAGCTGATCATGATCCCGCTCGCAGGCGCCGCGACGAAAGGCGGTAAGCTGCTGTGCGGCTTCACATGGTCGATCGACGCCGGCGACGGCATCGACGACAAGTGTGTTTTCATGACCGATCAGGGCGAGCTGCTGATCTTCACCGGCTCGGACCCGGCGACCTCGACCAACTGGCGGCAGGAAGGCCGATACGCCACCTCGACACCGCTTGGCATGAACTGCCACACGCCGATCGGCGGCGACGTGTTGATCGCGACGGTCGACGGCATCATCCCGATCTCGGCATCGATCACAAAAGACACCGCGCAACTCGAGCTGGCTGCGATCACCCGCGCCATCAAGCCGATGTGGCGCAAGGAAGTGGATGCGAAACGCGCACTGCCTTGGACCATGTCGAAGTGGGACGAGCGCGGCTACCTGCTTGTGACATGGCCCGGCGGCCTGCCCGGCGCCTACACGATGGGTGCGGTCAACATCGCCACCGGCGCGTGGGCGCGTTTCACGGGATGGGACGCGATGTGCTTCGGTCGGCTGCGCGCGGATCTGTTCTTCGGCACGCAGGACGGCCGCATCGTGCAGGCGGAGATCACCGGCACCGACAACGGCGTGCCCTACACCTGCACCATGGTCGGTGGTTGGGAGATGTTCTCGTCGCAGTCGGCAACGATCGTGTGGCGGCAGGCGCGCGCCAGTTTCGCGGCGCGCGCCGGCGAGCCGTTCCAGCCGCAGCTGTCGGCCACCACCGATTACGTCGTCACCATCCCGACGCCGCCATCGGCAGCCCCCGATCCCGGTCCGCTGGATGTCTGGGATCAGGGCGTCTGGGGCCCGACGCCGGGCTGGACGCCGCCTTGGTCGCCGGGCAACCCGTTGCCGGTGCAGGCAGCACCCAGCGCGCCGGACCAGCTCGCCTACCTGCAGTGGGATCAGCCCGCGCCGGCGACGCCGACTGTACGCAACACCATGTGGGTGTCGATCGGCTTCACCGGCTTCTCGCACGCACCGATCTGTCAGGTGACGATCGCGCAGCAGTCGGCGCCCGACATTGAACTGATCTCGATCGCGGCGACCTACGACGGCGCCGGCGTCAACGTGTAGGGGTATGTGCGATGACGGAAATACGGGCATCGGCTGGGCGTAAACTGACCCCGGAGGAGTTTGCGGCCCTGCTGTCGAGCTCGCCGTATTATTCCGACGTCTCGATCCCGCGCATCGGCCCCTACGGTACTGGCTCGAGCCGCGGCACGCCGCTGCCGTCCGGCCAGATGGGCGGCCTGTTCAGCCCGGCCTATGGCGGCCCGGTCAGCCAGAACCCGACAATCCCCGCAGCACCGGCGGCGCCGACTTCATCGGCGGCGCAGAGTGCATTGGAGAAGTGTCTGGCGGCAGGCAATTCCTACGAGGCTTGCACGCTGCGCAACGAGTTGGCCGCGCAGGTGGCGCAGCAACCCCGCGGCGTTGGAGGTGAGTTCGGCGACAATGATCCCGGCCTGACCGCGCCGCCGTCCGAGGTGACGCCGGATGTGGCCGCGCCGCCGGCGGATGACACTACTGCGCCGCCCGCGCCGCCGAACACCGCACCGCCGAACGCCGCGCCGCCGAACGCCGCGCCGCCGAACGCCGCGCCGCCGAG